GCTAAGACCAGAGCGCACAGGAGAACTAGCTAATGTCAGTGGTGACGCCTGATCTACCTGAGATCTTTGAAGAGGCATTTGAACGGGCTGGCCTTCAAATGACAACCGGCTACGACCTTAAAACCGCTCGTCGCAGCTTAAACCTACTGACACTGGAGTGGCAAAACCGTGGCCTTAACCTCTGGACTATTGATTCTGGTACGCAAGCTCTCACGGCTGGAACGGCGACTTACACGCTTCCTACAGACACTATCGACCTCATTGAGCATCAGATTAGAACGGGAACTGGTACGTCTCAAGTGGACACAAACTTGGAGCGTATCAGCGTTTCAACGTATGCAAAGCAGAGTGCTAAAAATACTCAGGGACGCCCCAGCCAGATTTTTATTGACCGTCAAGCAACGAGTGTTTCGGTTACTTTCTGGCCTATTCCAGACCTTAGCACATACACTCTCTCGTATTACCGCCTTCGTGGAATCTCTGGCGTCTCGTCTGGGATAGGCACGACTGCGGATGTGCCGCCACGGTTTGTACCGTGTTTGGCAGCAGGGTTGGCATACTACATTGCCATGAAGAAGCCCGAAGTGGCGGCGCGTGTGGCACCGCTGAAACAAGAGTACGAGTTCCAGTTTGAACTCGCAGCCGGTGAAGATACCGACTCATCATCAATCAAGTTCGTGCCATACGACACATTTTATCTAGGAGGTTAAAATGGCCATGAAAAAGAAAGGCTACCGCAAGGGTGGCGCTATGAAGAGAAAGGGCATGGCCAAGGGTGGCAAGCTCAAGATGGTCACTAATGACAAGGGCCAGAAAGTTCCATTCTTCGCTGCTGACGGCAAAGGCAAGATGGCCAAAGGCGGCATGATGAAGAAAAAAGGCTACGCTATGGGCGGAGCTATGAAGAAGAAGGGTTATGCTAAGGGTGGATCTGTAAAGGTCAAGTCTGGCGACACCCTGTCTCAGATTGCAAAGAAGAAGGGCGTTACGCTCAAGGCGCTTTTGAAAGCCAACCCCGGCATTAAGAACGCCAACATGATCAAGGTGGGTCAAACCATCAAAGTGCCTACGGGGCAGGGCAAATCAATCGGCCCAGCAGGGCGTTCCAGCAATCCCTATAAGGGCGTAACTAAAAATCAAATGGCTGCCCTTGGGCAAAAGAAAGACAACGCATTTGGCACTGCCAAACAGCGTCAACGTGCAGCTACAAGTAGTATTAGAAATACAAATGCTGAAGGCAGAATTGATGGCCCCGGCAAGGTCCAGCGTGTCAAGTCGGCAAAACCAACCGTTAAGCGCGGGGATCGCCGCAATGCAGCGGCTAAGAAGGCACCGCCTAAGAAGACCGCTCCAAAGCCAACATCGAAGCCGAGCATGTTTGATAGGTTCAAGGCTGCCATCAAGCCTAATCGTCCCGGCTCGGCCAAAATGGCCGGTGGCGGCATGATGAAGAAGAAGGGCATGAAAAAAGGCGGGGCTATGAAAAGGTCAAAGGGCGGCACCGTTCGTGGTGCAGGCGCGGCGACTAGGGGTAAGCGGTTCGGTAGAGCAGGCTAATGCCGTATCTACAAAGCAGCATACCGCATTTCAAATGTTGGGTGCGTCGTGAGTACACGCATAACCATAGTGATTATCATGGAGAGTTTCTTCATGCCATGGCGATAGCGGTAACCACGATCCCCAACAGGTGTCTCAGCTTCCAGCTTATTTTTACAGGTTGTGAGGCTGATGACACGGGAGAGCCAAACGTGCATGGGGGTGCGATGTGGGCGAGAATGCCGATTACAGCACTGGTCGGTGATACGCCCTTTGAGGACTGGCCTGAGCCTATGCCTGTTCACGCGGCACAGCCTTGGGATTGTGCTTCAAGAACACACGCAGTCTATGTGCTGGAAAGAGCTACGCCATGTCCGTGGATGGCGAAGATAGGTGGGGAGTTTTACCCCGCCAAATACTATTTCACTGTTGATTACACAGACAGCGAAATAGCGGACGATCCGGCGCAGCACAAGCAAAGTCATGTGCTGGAGTTGCTAGACGCAGGAAAGTGGACGGGAAACATCGTGGCTCTACCAAACAACCGAGTAAGGGTAACGCACCCGGCTTGGTTTGAGACAGGCACCGGAGCGCCAGACTTCTTGCCGTCTCAGCATATACACTACTCGAAGTCTGATCTGGACTACACTCTGGATGTAAATCAGATCTTCGATAATTTGTACGCGGGTACAACTGATGACGACAGCTAGGGGTAAATACGCCTTTGGATTTTGCGACAAGACGGGGTTCAGATACCCCCTTCACGATCTTGTTGACGAATATGTGAATGGCGTGAAGACAGGTCTGAGGGTTGGCCGGGATGTGGTTGACCCGGATCACCCGCAAAACTTTACGGGCCGCGTAAGGGTGGATGACCCTCAATCCCTGATGAACCCAAGGCCGGAAAACAAATCAGAGCCTGTGGATTTTAGGTTTCCCGCGTTTGATCTGGCCACGCTTGAAACCATAACCGTGCCGTTTCTTCATGCGGATGCTGGCGTTTTAACAACCTCAGACACAACAACGGTTGCCCCCATAAATGTCGAGATCACGGGTATAGCAGCCATATCTGCGGCTGGAACCGTCACGGTGCAGGCAGACGCGTCAATTACACCTACAGGTGTATCGGCAACCATGTCGGCTGGTACTCTGTCTGTCGGCGCTATAACAACATACACAGTAACGGTGGCTAGTAGTGGATACGGTAATAAATACTATATTGCAGGCCTTTCAGGCGCTGCCCCAACCCTCACCCTCAATGAGGGAAGCACTTACAGATTTGACCAGTCTGATAATACTAACTCCGGGCATCCACTTAGATTCTCTACTACCTCTGATGGAACGCATGGCGGAGGCAGTCAGTACACTACAGGCGTAACAACAAACGGGACACCGGGTAGCTCTGGAGCTTACACACAGATCACGGTAGCCTCTAGCGCCCCGACTCTGTATTATTATTGTACAAATCACAGCGGAATGGGCGGCACCGCTAATACGCCGTAGGAGTAAAACATGGCAATCACAACAGCGATATGCACCAGTTTTAAGCAAGAGCTTTTGGAGGGTGTGCATAATTTTGGTTCGTCGGGGGACACGTTTAAGGTCGCTTTGTACACTAGCGATGCGACACTGGGCGCTTCCACTACGGCCTATTCCACAACTAATGAGGTGAGTGGCACCGGATATACCGCAGGAGGCGCTACGTTGACCAATGTGGCCCCAACTACCAGCGGCACAACGGCGTTTGTTGATTTTAACGATGTGACGTTTTCTAGCTCTACAATCACCGCTAGAGGCGCGTTGATCTACAACAGTAGCGACTCCAACAAGGCTGTGGCGGTATATGACTTTGGATCAGATCAAGCGTCATCCTCATCTAACTTCACAATCACCTTTCCCGCCGCAGACGCGAGCAATGCGATTGTAAGGATTGCCTAATGTCTTTTACTTACGCGCAACTCAAAACGGCGATTCAAGACTTCACGGAAAACACCGAAACGTCTTTCGTCACTAATCTGCCCGTTTTCATACGAGCAGCAGAGGAGCGCATTCTCAAGATGGTGGATCTTGAGAACTTTCGCAAAAACGCCACCTCCTCCCTCACTCAGAACGATGAATACCTTTCGATGCCAAGTGACTTTTTGGCACCGTTTTCACTGTTTATTAGCACTTCTGGATCTGAAAGGTTTCTTCTTGAGAAGGATGTTAATTTTGTAAGGGAGGCGTATCCTGATCGCACCAGTACCGCTACCCCTAAATACTATGCTATATTTGATGGCAAGGCAGACACGAGCGGAAACGTCACAGGAAACTTTATTGTCGGCCCAACGCCGAACAGTAACTACACTGTGGAGCTTCATTATTTTTATCGCCCAGCCAGCCTCACCGCTGGCTCTGATAGCGGTTACACATGGTTGAGCAAAAACGCTCCAAATGCACTGCTGTATGCCTCCTTAGTGGAGGCGTACATTTACATGAAGGGTGAGTCAGACCTTACCGCCATGTATGAAAACAGACTTGCAGAAAGTCTGGGCAGGTTGAAGGATCTCGCGGAGGCCCGTGAGAATGATGATGCGTACAGGCAGGGACTGCCAAGAATGGCGCGGACATAAGGAGTGAAAGATGGCGACATCTAATGCAGCAACCACCTACTTGGAGAACAAGCTACTTAGCCTGATCTTCAAGAACAACGCCGGGAGTTTTTCAACACCAGGCGACTCAATCTATGTGGGGTTAGCCACCGCTGTCAGCAACGCAGAAGCAGGCACTCTGACAGAAGTG